CCTCATTCATCGATAATGCATGGGTTTATTTTTCTAAGATAGAGGAAGACTTCAGACTATTGCACATGCCTATGACACATTAGGAACCGTCCACCATTTGCCCCGCAAGGGGCATTTTCATGCAATAATAGTATTATGAAAAACATCCATCTTGATCACCCTGAAGATAGCATCCTTGACGGAACCCTTACCGTTTTGGATGCTTTTTTAAATGCGTTCATTTTGACAGTCAAGTTTGACGGTGCTCCAGCAATTGTATGGGGCACTAACCCTGCGACGGGGAATTTCTTCGTTGGCACTAAGTCAGTTTTCAATAAGAAGAAAATCAAGATCTGTGAAACGACTGAGGACATAAGCAAGCATTACGGAGGCACACCCCTTGAGATCATTCTGGGTTCGTGCCTCTGCAACCTACCGCATACAGACCGAATTTTTCAAGGTGACTTTATCGGGTTTGGGGGTGAGATGGATTATACACCCAACACGATTACCTACAGTTTCTCCCAACCGGTTGCTGAAGAAATCATCGTTGCACCTCATACAGAGTATTTTTGTGAGACCGAATTAAAGGATGCACTGGCAATGCGTGGCGGCATAAGCATGGACAACTTCCCTGCGACAAATCCTGATGGGTCTTATTTCGTTAAGTGGGTGACCCCTAAAGCATATGGAAATTTTGAAGGGTTAGCAGGTAGGGTTAATGAAGCAAAGCAATTTGCTAAGGGTGTTTTTTATCCCACTGCTAAGGGTGCTGCCACCGTGAAGCGTTTGCTTAATCAGCATATCCGTGAGGGTTTGGAAGTTGACCCTGTAGAGTGGGAAAATCCAAGACTGATAGAATTGTGGTTAGAGGTGAAAGGCATTAAAGAGGATGCGCTTTTCCTATCCTACCACATGGGCGGACCTGCAGCATACATTGAATCAAAGCGTATTGATTCTGAAGGGTATGTGATGCACAGTCGCTACCAGTCATGGAAATTGGTTGACCGTGAAGAGTTCAGTCATGCTAATTTCAAAATGGGAGTGGGTGCCCCTGCGTGATGTGTAACAGTCTGATGCGTTCGTGATTTTGACAGTGCCCCCGTTGATTGGGGGTTTTCCCCGCGCCGCGTTTGCCCCCCCGTATTAAAAACGCCTAACTTCCCTAACCTACAAAGTGTTACCCAAGGCAGCTATATTATTCGCCGATATAAAAAAATTACGGCCCATATATAATTCAATATGAGGTTCGAGTGCATGTTAAAAAATTTTTCAGAAATTTTTAGTACCATAGAGGTCGATACAGTAACCGGAGAATATTACACGGTAATCCCTGAGCAAGTGATTAATGAAATGAATTTGTATGAGGACACAGAATTACAATGGCGTGTGGAGTCCGATGAAATTATTATCAAAGAAAAGAAAAATGGGTGAAGAGAGAGTATATCACATATATTTTGAACAATCGTGTATTTTCAAAGACATCAGTGAGTTTCAATTTAAACTTATATGGGAATTACTTAATACTGAATATAACTCCGAGTTATCCTATACGGAAATCACGGTAAATCCTACAAAACAAAGAGAATTAATAGTAGATGGATCATATTGACAAAGCCTATATAATGAAGTATAATGAATTGAAAGTAATCTAACGTTATGGCTAATGGATTTACAGTAAAGGCAAAGAGTCCAACAGTGGCAAAAGGACCCGAATGGGATTATGATAAAGCCAAGGAGATGGTCAAAGGAAAATCAGTTGTTTTCTGTTTACCTGGAAGAGGAGTATCATACACATTCTTAAAGAGTTTTGTACAACTTTGCTTTGACTTAGTACAAGCAAATGCTAGTATACAGATTTCGCAGGATTATTCATCGATGGTAAACTTTGCAAGATGCAAATGTTTAGGAGCGAATGTACTGCGAGGACCGAATCAAATTCCTTGGGATGGAAAATTAAAATATGATTGGCAATTATGGATTGATTCTGATATTGTTTTTAATACAGAAAAGTTTTGGCAAATAGTATTGATGGATCAAGATATTGCAGGTGGTTGGTATTGTACTGAAGATGGTAAGACGACTTCTGTAGCTCATTGGTTAGAGGAAGATGATTTCAGAAGTAATGGTGGAGTGATGAATCACGAAACCATTGAAAGTATATCCAAGCGCAAAAAACCATTTACAGTAGATTATACAGGTTTCGGATGGTTATTGATTAAGAAGGGTGTATTTGAACATGAAGGAATGCCTTATCCCTGGTTTGCTCCCAAGATGCAAGTATTCGAAAGTGGCGAAGTTCAAGACATGTGTGGAGAAGATGTTTCATTCTGTCTAGATGCGAAAGACGCAGGTTTCGAAATCTGGTGCGATCCAAGAGTAAGAGTGGGGCATGAGAAAACAAGAGTTATATAGAATTCTTATTGATGATGAAGTACTCTTTGATGCCTTAGGGCAATCAGAGTATTTTAACAGGATGGAGGACTTGTCTATACAGTTTTATAAGACAGGTTCTCCCAATCCTGATAGTATTAAGACTGAAATTTATTTGGAGGACATTGATGGCTAAAACAGTTGGTGGTATTAGTGGAGGGGATTTTGTTACGAGTCCCCCGAAGAAGACTCGACAAGGAACAGGAAAGCATACAAAATACGTGGCAACTTCGCGTAACTCGGCTCGAAAGAAGTATAGAGGACAAGGAAAAAAATAAAATATTAAGAAGTAGGTATAAATAAAGAAAAACCTTCTATTCATAATGGCTGTCACAAGGATATCCCGATCATTTAAAGATATTAGTTTATCCTTTGTTCCACATCCTGTAACAAATGATTTGAAGGTTCTTAAGAATACAGATGCGATTCGTCGTTCAATACGTAATATTGTACAAACGATTCCAACCGAAAGATTTTTTAATCCTCTTTTAGGATCAGACGTTTATAAAAGTTTGTTCGATTTTGTTGATTTTGGTACTGCATCTAATATTCAAGCTCAAATTGAAATTGCGGTTGATAATTTCGAACCAAGAGTAAATAATGTAAGAGTTCTGGTTGATCCTCAACCTGATCTTAATGAATTTGAAGTAACAATATTCTTTGATATTATTGGGCAACAATTTCCTACCCAAGAATTTTCTTTCCTCTTAGAGGCAACTAGATAACATGCCTTTTACTAAATTTACAAATCTTGATTTTGATCAGATAAAGACCTCAATCAAAGACTATCTCCGTGCGAATTCTACATTCACGGATTTTGACTTTGAGGGGTCTAATTTTTCAGTTTTAATTGATACGTTAGCTTATAACACATATATTACTGCATTTAACTCTAATATGATTGTTAATGAATCCTTTTTGGATTCTGCGACTGTCAGAGAGAATGTAGTATCGTTAGCAAGAAATATAGGATATGTACCGCGTTCTCAGACTGCCGCAACTGCCGTTGTATCCTTTACTGTAGATTTTGGTACAGTAAACCCAGAGATGTCTGTAGCGACCTTAAGCGCAGGATTAGTATGTGTAGGGAATACAAATGAAACTTCTTATTTACTTTCTACACCTGAAAACATAACATCTCCTGTTATAAAAGATAGTGAGCACTATAAAGCTAATTTTAATAATATAGAAGTTAAAGAAGGAGCATATTTATCCAGAACATTTACTGCTAATACTTCATTAGATCAAAGATTTATATTAAACAATAAAGATATTGATACTTCTACAATTAAAGTATATGTTAAAGGACCTGATCAAAGTGGTTTAGGGAATGAATATTCATTAGTTGAAAATATTTTAAATATAGATGGTTCTTCAGAGATATTCTTAATACAAGAAGTACAAGATGAAAGATATGAGTTATTATTTGGAGATGGTTATATTGGTAAAAAATTAGAAAATGAATCTGTTATTACAGTTCAATATATTGTTACAGATGGAAAAGCAGGAAATGGAATTGGTGGAAATAATACTCTTCAATTTTCTGGAAGAATTGTACAATTAGATACATCAACAAATACTGCAACTCCCAAATCTCTAAATGCAATCCCTTCAATAGCTACAATTCAAGCTACTCAAAACGGATCTGATATTGAATCCATTAGTTCTATTAAATACTATGCTCCTAGAATATATTCTTCACAATATAGAGCAGTAACTCCCAGGGACTATGAGGCTATTATTAAGAAAATTTATCCCGAAACAGATTCAGTTGCTGTTGTAGGTGGAGAAGAATTAGATCCACCAGAATTTGGGAATGTATTGATTAGTATTAAACCCAAAAATGGTACGTTTGTTTCAGACTTTAATAAAGGAAGAATTTTATCACAATTAAAACAATACACTGTATCTGGTATTAATCAGAAAATTGAAGACCTTAAGATGCTATATGTAGAGATAGATTCTTCAGTATATTATGATAATACAAAGATTTCAAATATAGATTCTTTGAAAACAATGGTACTTAATTCTTTAACTACTTATGCTGATTCTGTTGACATGAATAAGTTTGGTGGAAGATTTAAGTATAGTAAAGTACAACAAGTTATTGATAATACAGATACTGCCATTACCTCAAATATTACCAGAGTCCGTATTAGAAGGGACCTGAAGGTGGCATTTAATCAATTTGCACAATATGTACTATGTTATGGAAATCAGTTCCATGTAACGGCAACGGGGTATAATATTAAATCTAAAGGATTTTATATTTCTACGTATAGTCAACCTGTTTATATTACAGATATTCCTAATAGTGATTTAAAAACAGGAGTTCTTTCTCTTATAGAAATAACAAATGAGGGTACCTTTAGAGTCATTGCTCCATCAGCTGGAACTGTTGATTATATTAACGGTAAAGTTTTACTTGATTCTGTAAATATTACACGTACAGTTGATGGTACAGAAGTTGTTGAAATTCAAGCCATTCCAGAATCAAATGATGTTGTCGGTTTAAAGGAATTGTACTTACATTTTAGTCTTTCGGAAAGTAAAATAAATATGGTTAGGGATGTAATTAGTTCTGGTGATGAAATTACAGGTACCACATTTATTAAGGATTTCTACACATCCAGTTATTTAAACGGACAATTAATACGAGAGTAAAAGTAATATGATAGAAACTGGTTTTGAATCTAGAGTTAAGGTTCAACAAATTATCAACAATCAACTTCCTGAGTTTGTAGTAAGTGAAAATCCAAATGCGGTTGACTTTTTTAAACAATATTATATTTCTCAGGAATATCAAGGTGGTCCAATTGATATTTCAGATAATTTAGATCAGTATATAAAGGTAGATAATCTTACACCTGAAGTAGTTATTGGTAATACAACCCTTTCATCTGGTATTACTACTTCTAGCACTACAATTTCTGTTGATAGTACTAAAGGGTTTCCAAATGAATATGGATTACTTAAAATTGATGATGAAATTATTACATATACTGGTATAAATCCTACATCATTTACAGGTTGTATTCGTGGTTTTAGTGGTATTACAAGTTATCATTCTGAACTTAATAGAGAAGAATTAGTATTTTCTACATCTAGTATAGCTAGTCATGATTCAGGATCTAATGTAAAGAACTTAAGTTCTTTATTTTTAAAGGAATTTTATAAAAAATTAAAATTCTCTCTTACACCAGGGATGGAAGATGTTGATTTTCAACCAGATATTAATGTTGGTAATTTTATAAAAGAAGCTAGATCTTTATATGAAGCAAAGGGAACGGATGAATCTTTTAGGATTTTATTCAATGTACTTTATGGAGAAACTCCTAAAGTTA